ATTTCACTATTGCACAAATTCTTCAAATGAGTAATATATATGAAATAACAAACCTTTTGTGTATAATACAGCTGTAATAGTTTACTGCAGTATCAAAACATCATTATTCTGCAATTTCTCTGCCACTCTTGAATCGAAACACAATCCCGCCATCCCGCTGAACCTTAGCTGTATCCAGCAGTGTAATCCAGAGCCGCTCATCCCACTCGGTTACTACCAACGGCTGCTTTTTTAGTATCGCTATAAAAGCGGTCAGCTCCTTGCTCTTACGAACACGTTTATCCCGCTCCGTTTCGAGTAAGGTGTATTGTTCAAAAGCGGCGTTATAGCGATTTTCAATGCGTTCGGTTTCCAGTGCGTAGGCTTCCTGCGACTGAGCGACAGAGGCGTTCTTTTTTATATGCGCTTTCATGAGTTCGGACGCGACAGTCATTTCATCTTGCTCCCGCTGCATTTCAGCATCAAGCTGTGTGGTGTCACAGAGCGTCTGCCGGATAAGCTCACAATCGGCAAGTACTGTGGTTCGGTTGCCTATCAGCTCGTTGTAGGCGGCAAGAAACCGCTGCTTTATTTCTTCTTCGGTCAGCTTTGGAGTTCTGCATCTGTCCTCGTTTTTGAATTTCCGGTTGCACTGGAATATCACGCTCTTATACTCATCTGTGGAGTGCCAGACCTTGCGACCGTAAAAACTGCCGCAGTCTCCACAGATGATTTTACTGTGAAAAGCCTTGTCGCTGTAAGCCCTGCCGAGTTCTTTTCGCCTCACCATTTCTTCCTGCACCGCTTGAAATTCCTCCGAGGTAATAATGGCTTCATGAGATCCTTCCACATAATATTGCGGCACCTCACCGTTATTAACACGAAGTTCTTTTGTCAAAAAATTAGATGTAAAGCGTTTCTGGAGCAATGCGTCGCCCTTATATTTTTCATTGGTGAGGATGCTTGCAATCGTAGAAGAGCGCCAGGTTTCCTTTCCGGCAGGGCTTAATACACCATGTTCCATCAGAAAATTCGCTATGCCCTGCGTCGTTTTACCCTCAAGGAACAGCTTATAAATAATCCGCACCGTTTCCGCTTCCTCCGGCACTATCTTGAGATTTCCATCCTCGCCCTTTTCAAAGCCAAGAAATTGCGAATAGCCTACGCTGACTTTACCGTCAGAGAAGCGTTTCCGCTGACCCCATGTGACGTTCTCCGAGATTGAGCGGCTTTCTTCCTGCGCCAGGGAACTCATGATAGTGAGAAGAAGCTCTCCCTTGCCGTCGAATGTGAAAATATTCTCCTTTTCAAAGTAGCATTCCACACCTTTTTCCTTGAGCTTCCGGATGGTAACAAGGCTATCAACGGTATTTCTCGCAAATCGGCTGACCGACTTTGTGACAATGAGGTCAATTTTCCCGTCCAAAGCATCCTGAATCATCTGCTTAAAGCCATTTCTGTGCTTGGTGTTCAGCGCCGAAATGCCCTCGTCGGTGTAGACGTCTATGAACTCCCAATCCTCGCGGGCGGTGATGAGTTTCGTGTAATAGTCAATTTGCGCCTCGTAGCTTGTGAATTGTTCGTCGCTGCCCGTAGAAACACGGGCATATCCGGCTGTGCGCCGCTTGGCGATGGATGCCGTCGGCATAGCCGTGAATTTGTTTTTTGTCGCCGGTATTGTCGTTACTCTTGGCATTGATTTTTCCTCCTTTGCCCCCGTGTTCTCTCGGCTGCGGCCTGTCGCATTTCCGCAGTCCAGCTTTCCCGCCGTGAGCGGTCCGCCCAATTACGCTCAGTGACGCTGCCATCTTTGAATATGAACCGCATACGGTTATCCTGTGGCACTTCGATTCGGTCAACTTGAGCGGCAAAAATGGCAGCGTCGTAATCGCCAAGGCCGAGCACATCGGCGCAAACTCTGCGGAGCGTGGTTTCGGGTATCTTCTTCCCGCGGCAGTACGCTTTGCCCTGTTCCAGATAAGTAGAGCAGTTCCAGCCGACCGAGCCGTTGCTTGTATTGCGCTTGTAATTCTTGCCGCAGAATGGACAGTAAATTTTACCTGTAAACTCACTTTTCTGGGGGGGCGGTCTGTCTTTAGCGGCTTCACGCATTTTCTTCAAAACCGCTTGTGCCGCTTCAAAAGTATCCTTGTCGATGATAGCAGGGTGCGTTGCTTCGGCGTAGAACATCGGCAGTTCGCCTACATTCAAACACTTTTTCTTCTCCAGATGATTGTTTCGGAAGTGCTTCTGAAGCATCGCATTGCCGGTATATTTTTCATTTCCTACAATATCCCGAATACGCTGATCACACCATTTACCACCGAGAGCACCTGGAATGCCTCGCGTATTTAAATCCTTGCTAATATTGCCGAACGTGTCTCCGTCAATCACCCGGCGGAAAATTTCACACACAATTGGCGCTGTGCTTTCATCAACTTCAATGTTGTCTTTTGCAATGCGGTATCCAAACAGGAATCGCCAATTGAGCAGCTCGCCGTTTTCAAAGCCTTTCCGAATTCGCCACTTCTGATTTTCACTTGCGGAGAGACTCTCTTCTTGCGCGTATGAGGCAAGGATGGTCAGCATCAGTTCACCCTCAGCGCTTAACGTGTGTATGTTTTGCTCTTCAAAAACGATGTCCACTCCCAAAGACTTCAGCTCGCGGACAGTTTCCAGCAAGGTCACCGTATTACGAGCAAAGCGGGAGATGGATTTGGTCAATATCATATTGATCTTTCCGACGCGACAGTCGGTGAGAAGCGTTTGAAATCCGGCCCGACCGTCTTTCGTACCGGTCACCGCTTCATCCGTATAGACACCAACATATAGCCAGCCTTCATGATCCTGTATCAGTTTACTGTAGTAGCTTACCTGAGAAGACAGCGAGTGGAGCATCGCATCCTTTCCAGAGGACACGCGAGCGTAAGCTGCGACCTTCTTCGGTTGCTCCAGCTTTGGTTTTTGCGGCATTCTACGTATTGTCCCTGACATTTTTTCACCTCCTTTACTGAACCATGTTTGCTCTATCGGTGATCTTTATCAAGTCAATTTCGCGATATATGCTGCCAAATGCTAACCCGTATTTTTCGGCTAATCTGTTCTCGATTAATACAATATCCGCCATATCAATGATGCCTTTATGAAGCATATTTCGCGCCTGCGATAAAGCGGATTGGTAAGCCTGAATCTTTTTCATATCAGCCATTGCTGCCACTATCCTTATATCGATCGGTAATGTAGCAGCGGTGGGAACAGTACTTGCGCTCATTTTTTCGGCGCATCTGAATTTCTTTACCGCAACAGGCGCAATGTGCCGTATATGGCGTATCGGCTTTCGGGTGCTTGTTCCACCACTTGATACGGCAGGCATCGGAGCAGAACCGTCTGCTACTGCGTTTGCTTTTATCAATTGGCTTACCACATTGCGCACATAAATCGATTTTTTCAGAAACGGCAGTGGCTTTTTGCCTGCGACAAAACGACTTCACCGAATTCTGTGAAACACCGATAATCTTTGCAATTTTGGAATAACCAAAGCCGGCTTGCCGCATGGAAGTAATTTCCTGTTTTTGTTCGTTTGTCATCACTTGTCCTCCAGTCTGAGAATCTTTGCCCCCACTACCCACTGGAGGTGAAAGAGCTTTTTTGACGAAAATCAGAGCAAAATTGCGAATAATGACGCCCCCTTCCTCTGTAGAGAAAAAACGATAAAAAATAAGGCCCGGCAGGATTTCCCCGCCAGGCCTAACATGTCTAAAATTTTTTCGTGTAACTAAAATCCATATATCAAGCGCGTTTTCACGGCTTTCACGATTGATCCTCTTTCATTCCCGCAATCAACTGCTCCGCTGTGCCGGTAATCAGCGCAGAGATATCGACCTGCGCCGCGGTCAGTACGCTCATCGCGGAATCGGACAGCTTCGCCGTCGTCTTCTCATACAGCAACTGGCCGAGCGCGGTGATTTCATCCTTGGTCAGTTTTCCGTCCTTGCTCGCGGCCTTCATGCCGTCGACGACCGTCTGTTTCAATTCCCCGACCGTGATCTGCGCCAGCTTGATCAGTTCCTGCTGCGCCTTGTTAACCGTGTCGAGCTGCGTGATCCTGCCGAGCTTCGCCGTCAGCCATGCGCCGAACACGCCGATCAGCGCAATGAAAAGCGCCGCGGCGATATCCACAGCATTCTCGATCAGGATGTCGGTTGCAGCGCTCGTTCCGCCCGAATCCGCCAGCGCATAAACGGGAAGCGCAAGCACCAAAAGTGCGATCAGTACCAATAGCAGTTTCTTTTTCATGTTGTAATTCCTCCTTTATTTTAGATAGATGTAGCCTGCTTCGACGCAAGCTCGTGGACAAAATCTTCGTATTCCTCTTGCGCATTTTTTGCCTTTTCCCGCGCATTTTTCATTTCGCCGTTTGTTTCGCCACG